TCATGGTTTGACGACTATTACGCAGCTTCGACAGTTGGGTTATCCTAATTTGTATCGTCGGCGCAGTTTGAATCAATCTACGCAACGTGTTTCTCAGGAGTTCGGGTGGTTGACTACGCGTACTTCTAAACCTTTGATGATTGATGAGTTGGCGCAGGCTTTAAAGAATGAAGAATTAATATTGCATGATGAATATACATTTGCTGAGTTGCGGACTTTTACGCGAAATGACCGCGGACAGATGTCAGGTTCGCCACATGATGACCGCGTTATGTCGCTTGCGTTAGCTAATCAGATGCGAAAACACGCTTTTATACCTGAATATGTTCAGAATGTGGACGACACATTTACTTTGAATTGGTGGGAACGCCAAATACCTAGAAATAATGTTGAGACGGATACTATTGGCAGACATGTGTCGCGTGGGACAGTATAGGTAGTTACGTAAGGACTTTTAGCTAGGAGCGTTTAATGTCCAAACCAAATAAATACAATGCCTCAGGAATGGGTGCGCAACCAAAGTTGAACTCGAATCAGCTTTACAATGGCCCTGCTCGTCCTGGTGGTTCACAACCTGCTCGTATTTCAGAAGGCAAAAACAATGCGCATCCAGGCGTTAAAGGTTCTTCAATGAGCATCAGGGAAACCCCAACCAACCAACATGGTCACGATGGTCGGGTAGAACCTTCAGCAAAACAGCCTGATGGTTCCGTTCGGAATACCTGATAGTGGCAGTTCTCCCTGATGGGGCGACTTTTGAAGAATTTGTAGTTTATGTCAAGGAACGTAGGGGGGACGTTCCGATGACAGAGCTTGAAGAATTGTATGATCGTCGCCTTAGGTTGAAATCAGTATCAATCGCTAGGGGAGAAACAATGCGTGCGATGCTGCCCAAAGATGAACAGCATCTTACGATGCGAGAACGGGAAAAGAAAGTGCTGGCAGAAGCTCGTGCAGCAGGACATACCCCTGAACGAGCTTAAAAGTTGGGTTAAATAATGGCAAGAGAAACGAAGTCGGAACGATACGCAAAGGTGCATGACCGCCTTCGTTTGGCGCAACGGTGGCGGCATGATGAGGGATACGACGATAAGTGGCGACGTTTAATCGACTTATATCGTGGTAAAACCTATTGGGGGGATAGAGATGGATGGCTTAGTACGGTTAAAAGTGATCGTATTTCTGTTAATTTGGCCTTTTCCACTGTCAATGTTATTGGACCTGCTGTTGCAGTAAATCATCCTAAAATTACGGTTGCAGCAAACAAAGAAGCAGACGCTGATCGCGCTATTTTTGTTGAGCAGGTAATCAACTACCTTTGGAGACATTACGATTATCGTCAACCTTTCAGGCGTAGCGTCAAGGATTTTTTAATCGTTGGTCATGCTTGGCTTAAGGTTGGCTGGAAATTTGTCGAAGAAGAGCAAGCGTTAAGTGAATACGAAATTGACGAAGAGATGCGCCAGTCTCAAAGAGAAGTGGACGCATATGCTATGGCGAATCCTGCTATGGCTGGCGAGTTACCCTCCAATGAGGACATCCTGGCTTCTCTTCCCAACACAAAAATGGTTGTTCTTGAAGATCAGCCGTTTGTGGAACGCATCTCACCCTTCGACATGTATGTGGACCCTGAGGCTACGTGTTTGGACGACGCAAAGTGGATTGCACAAAGAATTGTGCGACCATTGTCTGAGGTCAAAAAAGACAAGCGTTTTAAGCAGGGTGTACGCCGCAACCTCAAAGCCGATTCTGGATTAAAAATCCGTTGGCATAACGACACGGAACGTGACGATTACGCGGATCAAGTAGATCGCGTTACTCTTTACGAATATTACGATCTTGAAGCGCGAACCATTTCTGTCTGCGCTTACGAAGCCGAAGATTACTTATTGGATCCAACTCCAATGCCTTATGCGTTTGGTCACCCATTCGTAATGATGCGCAATTATGACGTTCCAGACATTTTTTATCCTATGGGGGATTTGGAACAGGTTGAATCTTTGCAGGAAGAGTTGAATAAAACTCGAACGCAAATGGTTAATCACAGAAAGCGTTACGCCCGTAAATACCTTTACCATGATCGCTCATTCGGGCCAGAAGGCAGAGAAGCTTTAGAATCTGAAGAAGATGGTCGTTTTGTTCCAGTCGTGGATGAAAACAAACCTCTTTCGGAAGTGGTTGTGCCACTTCCTCAAGTTCCTTTAGCTCCAGAAATTTATCAACAATCTCAAATCATTGAACAAGACATAAATACTGTTAGTGGAGTTTCGGAGTACGCACGAGGCCAAATGCCTGAAATACGTCGTACTGCGACTGAAGCATCAATTATTGCTGATGCTGGTAACGCTCGTTCTTCTGACAAGCTTGCGATAATAGAAATTTCAATTGGTGAGGTAGCGCGCAGAGTGCTGCAATTGATGCAGCAATACATGACGCAACCCCAAATGGTGCGCATTACAGGCAAAAACGATGAAAAGTTTTATGTTGCCTATACAAGAGATGACATTCTTGGAGAATACGATTTTTCCGTAGAAGGTGGCTCTACTCAACCCTTAAACGAGACTGCTCGCAGACAGCAAGCAATTTCGTTAATGAATGCTGTGGGGCCATTGATTGGAACAGTTATTGATCCCAACGAATTAGCTAGATATGTTTTGCAATTTGGTTTTGGGGTAAAAAATCCTGAAAAGTTTATGATGCAGCAGCCTATGGCTCCCGATCAAGCTGCTGCGGGGGAGGAGGGTGCGGCCCCTCCTCCCTCTATGACTGGTGGTATGGAACCTGGTCCTATACCAGAACAAGTGTTTGAAGCAACAGGCGGGGTTCCACCCGAATTGCTTTCACAATTACAGAATCAAATGGGGATGGAGTTACCCAATCTATAGTGGGACACAACATCCTTAATAGTTAAGGAACAACCGAAAGGATTCCGATATGGAAACTACGGAACTGGGAAACAGTAATCCTGATGTTTCAGAAGCAAATTCAAACCCCGAAGGATATATCGTCAAGGTAGACGGTGTTGAACAGCGTGTAAGTTTGGAAGAACTTCAAAGTGGGTACCAACGTCAAGCCGATTACACACGTAAAACGCAAGAGTTGGCCCGAGAACGCGAGAGATTGACTCAAGCAGAAGCAATAGTACAAGCATTAGAAGCTGATCCCCAAGCTGCTATTTCCGCTTTAGGAGATGCATTTGGAGTAGGCATGGCTACCCAAACCCCTCATACGAGTTACGACGACGATGACTTAGATTATGAAGATTTGGACCCAGATGAAATTCGCTTGCGCAAGGTTGAAGCTGCCATTGAAGAACAAAATCGAGCGCAAAGACAAGACAATTTGCGTAAAGAAATGGACGTTATCCGCGAAAAATACAATACGGACATTAGTGAACAAGAACTATATGCTCACGCTTTAAAACATAACATTGGGAATCTTGACGCTGCATATGCGCACCTCAATTACGAGAATGCTTTAAGTCAAACCCAAGCTTCCGAACAGGAAGCTCAAATTATGGAAGATAAGCGTAATGCTGCGGTAGTCGATGCGACTCCAGGTTCTGCTCCTTCTAATGTTGATCGTGCTGTGTCAGCGGTTAATTCCATTCACGACGCATTTGACCTTGCGAGACAAGAATTAGCTCAACAATAAAACGATAGGAGTATCAAATGGCCGCTGGCAACAGTGATTTTGATGCAATTTTGAGTACTACGCTCAAAAACTACGTACCCAAGTTGGCTGATAACGTATTTACGGCTCGTCCTCTGTTCTATGCGCTTACCAATGGTCAGACCATTCGGCGCATTAACGGTGGTGCCAAAATCGTTGTCCCCATCATTTACGGTACAAACTCAACTGCTGGCTCATATAGCGGCGCTGACACAATTGACACGACTGCTCAGGGCGGAATCACCGCTGCTGAGTATGACTGGAAACAGTATGCAGCGACCGTAACCATCACGGGTATTGAGGAAGCAAAAAACAACGGCGAAGCAGCAATCATTGACCTTCTCGAAGGCAAGATCATGCAAACCGAGGAAACCATTATTGAGAACATGAACACCATGTTCTGGAGCAATGGTGCAGGCAATAGCGGAAAAGACTTTATGGGTCTTAACGCTCTCGTGGGAACTGGTAACGACGGCCCTGGAAGTTCACTTGCAGGTATCGACGCTACTGATTCCGACAACTCTTGGTGGAGGTCAACACTGACCAACCAAGGCGGTGCTCTTACCTTGGTAGCTATGTCAACGATGTACAACACGGTTTCAGTTGGTAATGACCAGCCGACAATCATCATCAGCGACCAAGACGAATACGAAAAGTATGAGTCTTTGCTTCAGCCAAACCTTCGGTACACAAGTGCTGAAGTCGCAGATGCAGGGTTCCAAAACCTCCTTTTTAAGGGAGCACCATGCACCTTCGATAGCCATACCGACCTGAATGGAAAAATGTTCTTCCTGAACACTAAGTACCTCAGGCTTGTGGCACATTCAGAGACTTGGTTCCAGCCGACACCATTCGTGCGGCCTACGAACCAAGACGCTCGCTATGCACAAATCTTGTGCTACGGCGAACTGACTTGTTCAAACCGAGCACGGCAAGGCATGTTGTACGGCCTTACCGATTAATAAACTAGAAGTGGGGGGGGATTGATTTCCCCCCACTTCAGAACAGTGGAGTGAGAATGCAGCGCGAAGTAGCTTTGGTTTACAGTCGGGACGCAAGACCCGCAGGTTCAAGTGACACTCGTCCAGGTCATTACGCGCCTGGACAAGTGGCGGGCGCACGGCCCATGCCAGGTGTTACTGAATTTGTTCAAGAAACCGAAGTAGCTTCCGCTGCATCTTGCTCTGCAACGACCCGCGCAGGAAACCCCTGCAAAGCGCGTCCTGTCGGCGGGTCGGATCTTTGCATAGGTCACACGAATCAGGCGAGGGCTGAATTGTGACTTACACGAATATGACGCTGCAACAAATACGCGATCAAGTTAGAAATGTCGTAGACATTGATAGCAGCGATATTAGTGACCAAACGCTTGACATTATGATTGGTCAAGGGTTTGACACGATTGTTTACAGTGAAAAACGTTGGCCTTTTTATGATGTGTCAACAACTTTCAGTACTGTTGCTGGTGACAAAACTTACACTTTGACGCAAGTTGATGCTGAAAATGTTGCCTCTGCTGGTTTACGTGAAATTGTTTCTTTAAAAGATGATGACCACGTAATGCAATTCATCGGAAACGATGACGCCGATTTTAATTATCCGTTGGATGTTGCTTCGTCTGGTCGTCCTTGGGAGTGGAGTTTCTGGAACGATACAGTTACTTTTTACCCAACTCCTGACGGCGTAAGAACAATCTACGTTAGGGCTTTAAGAAATCCCACTCCTTTTGGTTATGGTTCGAGTGGTAGCGCTGTTCCAGATTTACCGAGTCCGTTCCATCCGATTCTTGCAACTTACGCAACAGCACGCGCATACATGCAACAGGAAGATCCTGTTATGGCTCAACAGTATCAAGCTCAATTTCAAATTGAGTTAGACAATCTTGCTCGGCGTTACGCTGATGTGCCTGCTCCCCAACCAATGGTTGCCAATAGCCGCACACCTACTCGCTACCTTGCTGGTTTTGGCGCTTTGCGTTACGCCAACACGGGTGGCGTTGAGTGGTAGTAAATGGCTACCGCACGCAGGCAATTTTCTCTTGAGGTTCTGGAATCTTTTTCGGGTGGGTTAAATCTACGAAGCGACCAGTTCAACTTAGAGGACAACGAATCGCCTGACATGTTAAATGTCACTGTTGATCCTCGTGGTGGCATACGTCAACGTGACGGTGTTGACCGTCGCAATACTACTGCTTTGAGTGCAGATATTAAAGGCATTTGGGCTTTGCATACTGATGGTGGAACTAATCATGTAATGGTCAACTATGACACTAAGGTCGCTTATTCTTCTACAGCTAATTTTACGGATATTACAGGTATAACTGCAAGGACTGCTGGTTCTAGAGTTTATGGGGTTACCATGAACAACGTCGCTTACGGTGTTTCTTTTGATAAGCCTTCTTTCAGGTGGAATGGTTCAGCTGCTGCGGATCTGGGAACCACTTTTGGTGCTTCTGGCAACATGCCTCAAGCACAGTACATTGCTTTTTGGAACAATTTCGCTTGGGTTGCTAACACTTACGAATCT